AGAGTATGCGCGGAATTCCTCCTGAAGCGATTCAGGGACTATCCGTTCACGAGCAACACGCCCAGGCGGCCGCGATCATCGGGATGGCTGAACGGTTGCCGGATCCAGCCTGCCGGGAATACATCGCGGCGAGGTTCGGCGGGCAGACTGGTGCCGAGCATGTCACGATGCTGATGAACAGGATATTCTGCAGCCTTGGTACCGGTGTCCACGGGCGCCGCGGTGCGCACAAGCTGCTGCTGTGCTACTTCGGGGCGGACGTAGGGTATCGTGCTATCCGACGCGATCTAAAATGCCGGGATGCCAAGGTAATCGAAATCAGGAGCGTGGTTTACGATGTGTTGGACGCTATTGAAAATAGGGCGATGGCAGAGATGCAAGGAGAGCTGGAGGGGCATGGGCTGATCCTCAGGGAACGCAGCTATGCTTGACAAATCTTTTTTGTCTATGTATCGTTTCTACGCCAACAACAATTTGTTGGCCGGGTTTGACATCCCGAATGTAGGAGCGGCGAAGGCCGCAAAGCGTTATGCATGCGGCTTTTTTCATGCCTTGGTATGCCCCTTTATGGGCGACCGTGGCGGGGGCCGCAAGGCCGCGAGTGCTCCTACTCGTATGTCAACCCGTCACGTGCCGCCCACCCCGTTTGACATCGGGCAGGCGGTTACTCAACCGACCTTTAGGAGCATGACCATGAGTAAGTCCAAAAGCGCGTCCGCGCAAAATGTTTCCCAAAACACGAAACCAAGATGCAGAAAAGGTGATCTGGCGATTGTGCTCGTCGGATTATCCGCAGGTCAGATTGTAGATGTTGTGAAGCATTACCCTGAAGCGATAATGCAGGACGGCGAGGTAATGTTTGACGTTTGGCATATTAAGCACCAGACCGATGATCCCCGTGTTAATTACTTCAGGGAAGACAAATATCTCCTTCCAATACGTCCTGGTGATCTCGAGGAAACAGAAACCGACGAGCTGACTGTGGAAGGGAGGCAGTCATGAACGAACTCATCAAGATCGAAGCTCCAGCCGGGGTCACCATGTCCAGCCTGGAATTGGTGGATTTCATAAACGCGCACGAAGGTCGCAAGGATCTGACACATGCGAATTTTATGGCGAAAGTTCCCAAGGTCCTTGGTGAAGGGGGTCTCATTCAGTTTCAGGACACCTACATTCACCCGCAGAACGGCCAGGCTTACCCCTGCTATCGCTTCCCCAAGCGGGAAGCCTGCCTGATGGCCATGTCGTACAGCTACGAGTTGCAGGCAAAGGTGTTCGACCGGATGACGGAATTGGAGGGGAGGAAGTTTGAAATTCCCCAGACTTACGCCCAGGCGCTCCTGCTTGCCGCAAATCAGGCCGTTCAAATTGAACAGCAGTCAGCCATTATTGAGCAGCAAGCCCCAAAGGTTGAGTTCTACGATGCGGTCGCGGAGGCTATAAATTCGCAGACTATTTACGAGGTAGCAAAAGAACTTGGTATAGGTTCAAAAACCCTGTTCAAGTTCTTGCGCGAAAAGGAAGTGCTGATAAAGAAACGCGTACTTCCGTACCAAGTGCATATAGACGCTGGGCGTTTTCGGGTCATTATGAAAAAATACAAAGACCCGCGTGGCGAGATTCAAACGTACCAACAGGCATTAGTCACTGGCAAGGGAGCCATCTACATTCAGAAGCTGGTTTCCGCCCATCCTGAGTTAAAATCTAAGGGGAAGAAACAATCAACTCCTTAAGACGAGGCAATTATGGAAAGGAATGGCGGCGCGTTGGTCGAAGTCTCCAAGATGGGCGAAAGAAGAGATGAGATATTCGATGCAGTCAGGCTTTTGAATCTTGCAGGCGGGATTGTCATCGAAAATCCCTACGCAGCGTTAGAGATGGTCTCCTGCGCGAGAGAATACAATCTTAAAGAGGTTGAGCAAATTGCTGATGCGTTGGAGGAGTATGCGCATTCAATCATTGAGGATTTGGAGAGTTCTCCTGATCCGAAATCTGCTGCCGTGTTCAAGTTTGAGCCGCCAACCCGCAAATGAAAAAGCAGAAAATCAGCTTGCTTTTTTCGGGAAGCACCTGTAAAAGCAATATATAGAGTGAGAAATTCTCACCATAAAACCTTCAAGCCCGCTAACCCAGCGGGTTTTTCATTTCTAACTCACCAGCTTATTGGTGGGTTTTTTATTGGGCGCTCACAAATGTTTGAGTTTCTGTTCGGACCTGTTAAGCCAGCTGTGAGGCCAATTCCTCCGCCACGCGATTATGAACCATCGCCAAATGCTGGGCGGACTTTAGAAGAAGCAGCCAGGCGCGCTCGTCTGATTGCGCTTCAGCAACAACGCGAGGACCGGCTCTGATGTTCGCTGGTGCTGTATTACAGGCTGTCATCGCTGCCATTATCTTCGTCGTAGGCGCTGGGTCTGGCTGGGCCGTGAAGGACTGGAAGGATGGAGCGGAGATAGCTCGCCTGGAATCCAGCAATGAAGCGATGAAATCAGCAAATGACCGGTGCGCTACCGACATCGAGGGCGTGAAGTCTGCGGTTGGAGTGATCACTCAGGGCGTGGAAGAGCGAGAGAAGGCGGCAAGCGCTGCAATGCGGGATGCGGAAACTCTGGTTGCGAAGCATAAGGCAGCGGTAGCAGCTATCAAAGTGCTTCCTCCCGTGCCCGCGGAGCCGGAGGCGCAGTGCAAGGCGATCATCGAGGAGCAGAAAGAATATGTTGCGCAACGCCATCAATAAGCTTATGCGGGCAGCCTCGCTGGTCGTTTCCGTAAGTGCAATGGCCTTCCTGTTTGGCTGCGCCGCCAAGCCCGTTATCGAGACACGCGTAGTAGAAAAGCCCATTCCGATCTACTGCTCCGTTGTGCTGCCTGGGGAATGCAAAGACGCCTACGCAGTAGATCGGGTATCACCTGCAGATGATCCGATTGTGATCAATCGGGCGTTGCGTCAGGAGATCGAGGAAAGATCCGCATGTGAGGTGATGCTACGCGCCGCAGTGCGTGGCTGCAACAGCGTAAAGCATGAAGACCAAGCTCACCCTTAAGCAAGAAGCGTTCTGCCAAGCGTACATAGAAACGGGCAACGCGAGCGAGGCTTACCGTCGAGCATATGGGGCGAAGAACCAGAAGCCAGAGACCGTCAACCGCAACGCTTTCAACCTGACTCAGAATAGCAAGATTCTAGCAAGACTTGCGGAACTAAAAGCGGAGCATGCAAAGCGTCATAACCTTACTGTCGATGATCTGCTGACGGAGTTGGAGGAAGCGCGGCAAGCGGCCCTAAAAGCTTCGACGCCTCAGGCGTCTGCCGCAGTCGCGGGAACGATGGGCAAGGCAAGGCTGCTTGGATACGACAAACAGATCATTGCAGGCGATCCCGACAAGCCGATCCTGCAAAATATCACTGTTTCCTTCGTTGTCGCCCAAAAGCCGCAATCGTAGGGGCGCTGTGATCGATTTAAATCAGGTGGCCAGGGTTAGAGTATGGGTGTAATCGCTTTCCAAAGGCCGGAAAAGTTCGAGCCGCATCTGACCGGTAAGGCGCGCTGTGCAGTCTGCCAACACGAGCATGTTGCGGTTGCGCCAATCGGGGTTGAGTGGATGGAGTGCCCGAGTTGCGGCCTGAACAAAACCCGGTTTGTGCATGATGCCTTGCCTGATGAAAGTATCTGGCAGTGCGGCTGCGGATGTGATGTTTTTCGGATTGTTCCGAGCGGGACATTCTGTATTCACTGTGGCACGAGGCAACGGTTTTGATCAATGAAACTTTCCACAGATTCTGTGGATAAGCGCTGTATATACTCGGTATGGAATACCAAACCCGCATGAATAGTAGCTTTCCATTTTTAGGTTAGAAATTAATCAAGATGACACCAGAACAGTTTTGCTACTGGCTGCAAGGCAGGGCTGAGATGCAACCGGACAATCCGCCGAGCGTGGAAGAGTGGAAGATGATCTCGGAGCATTTGCAATTGGTATTCAAGAAAGAAACGCCGACTCGCGTGCCTGCGCCTGGACCGTCTGAGATCCGGCGAGCGCAGGATGAGATGAGGCGTGTTCAAGATATGACTAAAAAGTTACCGAACCTGTGGCCAGGAGTGCAGCCGATGGTTGCTCCTATGCCTTATCAGCCGTTTCCAATGGCACCTACTTGCTGATGACCACAAGCAGGGCCGAATTCCCGGAAAAACTCCGGTTCCTGTTTGAGCCGCACCGATACAAGGTTGCGTACGGCGGTCGCGGCGGAGCGAAGAGCTGGGGCGTCGCCAGGGCGTTATTGATTCAGGGGGCCGCGAGCCCCCTTCGCATTTTATGCGCGCGCGAGTTTCAGAACTCGATTACCGAGTCTGTGCATCACCTGTTGCAGGACCAAATCAGCCAGCTTAGTTTGGATGGGTTCTACGAGGTGCAGAACACGACGATCAAGGGTGCGAACGGGACCGAATTCGTGTTCGCAGGCCTGCGCAACAACATCACGAAGATTAAGTCGTTCGAAGGCGTCGACCGGGTCTGGGTTGAAGAGGCGCAGACCGTTTCCAAATCATCCTGGGATACGTTGATTCCGACAATTCGGAAAGACGGATCGGAAATCTGGTTGACGTTCAATCCTGAGCTGGAAACGGACGAGACCTACCAGCGGTTCGTAAAGAATCCACCGGGCGATGCCAAGGTGGTCAAGATCAACTGGGATGACAATCCTTGGTTTCCCGAGACGCTTCGCAAGGAAAAGGACGAACTCAAGGCGCGCGATCCGGATGGATACCAGAATATCTGGCAGGGTGAATGTCGGGTAACGCTCGATGGCGCGATCTATGCCAGGGAATTGCGCCAGGCGCAAGAGGAAGGCCGGATTCGCTCAGTTCCATATGATGCTGCCCGGCAAGTGCAGGTTTTCTTCGATCTCGGCTGGGCTGACAGTACCAGCATGTGGTTTGCTCAGACAGTGAATCAGGAAATCAGGCTCATTGATCATTACAGCGCAGCTCAGCAGCCGCTCCAGCATTACCTGGGCGTGATGCAGCATAAGCCGTATCTGTACGGCACAGTGTGGCTGCCGCATGACGCCAAGGCCAAGACCTTGGCCACAGGGAGAAGCGTAGAGGAGCTGGTGACTGCGGCCGGGCGCAACGTGCGGATCGTTCCGAATTTGTCTATTGCGGACGGGATCAACGCTGTCAGAACCATCTTTAACAGGCTGTATTTTGATGAGCAAAAGTGCTCAGAAGGAATTCAGGCATTGCGACACTACCGATACGATACCAATCCGGATACTAAAGAGCTGTCTGGACGGCCGCTGCATGACTGGGCTTCGCATTCTGCTGATGCGTTGCGGTATCTGGCTGTGGCCATCGAGGAAGACAGGCCGGCATCGAGCGCGCGCGGCATCCGGATTGTCGGGTGGCGCTCGTGAGCATTGCTATGAAGTCTTGCAAGAGCTCCCAGGTGAAGGCTCACGGCTACGATCCTGTCAGCAAGAAGCTCAGGGTCGAGTATTCCTCGGGCGGAGTTTACGAATACGAAGGCGTACCGCAATCGGTTTACGATGGTCTCTGCGGCTGCGAGTCGATTGGGAAATATCTCAACGGCAAGGTCAAGGCTGCCGGATTTAAGTTCAGGAAGGCCAAGTAGTGGAAGCTCCAATTACGGCGGATATATCGGTCGAGGCCTACGATCGTATCTGCAGGGATGTGCGTAACCAACCAAAATGGCGCCTTGATTCAGATCAAGACTGTGATTATTACGACGGCATGCAACTGAGTGCGGATGTAAACCAGAAGCTCAAGGAAGCTGGCATTCCTCCACAGGACTCGAACCTAATAAAACCAAATTTGAATGCCGTGCTGGGTCTGGAAGCGCGCTCACGCACCGATTATAAAGTCACGTCCGACGACGAACAGCAAGCAGAGATTGCCGAAGCGCTTTCCGCCAAGATCAAAGAGATCGAAACCGAAAGCCGCGCTGATCGTGCAATGTCGGACGCCTACAGCAGCATGATGCGCGCCGGCCTGGGATGGGTCGAAGTGTCGCGTGAATTCGATCCGCTGAAGTATCCGTATCGCGTCAGGGAAGTACATAGGAACGACATATTCTGGGATTGGACCGCTCGGGAACCGGATTTGTCGGATGCGCGCTACCTGCGCCGGGATAAGTGGGTTGATCGCGATCAGGCTACCTCCATGTTCCCAGAGCAAACCGATCTGATCCAGGCGAGCTGGAACAATTGGCGCACGCTCGACGTGTATGACGGCAGCGACAGCAACATGGCCAGGGCTTATGAAGTCGAGCAGGCCTGGGGGCAAAGCCAGGAAGAATACTTGAACCGGTCCTCCGGCATGGTTCGCCTCTCCGAGCTGTGGTATCGGCATCACGAGCAGGCGCCGGTATTGATGCTGCCAATCGGCACAGCCATAGAGTACAACGAGCAGAATCCGCTGCATGAGCAAGCGATCGCGCAGGGCTTGGTGCAGGTGCAGAAAGCGCTTCTTCCCCGGGTGCGTGTATCGATCTGGCTTGGGCCGCACAAGCTCATGGATGTGCCCACGCCGCTACCGCATGGGAACTTCCCGTACGTGCCATTCTGGTGCTTTCGAAAGGACCGCAGCCGTACGCCATACGGCTTGATCCGTGACATGCGCGGGCCGCAGGACCAGATAATCGATCTGGACATCTTGCTTTACGAGGTGCTGAACTCCAAGCGGGTCGAGATAGACAATGATGCGCTCGACCTAAGCCAGAACACCTATCAAGAGGTGGCGAACAATATCAGTAGCCCACGCTCGATGACCATACTTAATTCCCAGCGCAGGAATGCCAACGGGTTCAGGGTCACGACGGATAACGCCCTGGCCGCGCAAGTGTTCCAACTGGTGCAGGAGCGCAAGCGCAGGATCGAAGAGGTCAGCGGGATCTATCGGGCTATGCTGGGAGCAAATACCGAAGCCAGCAGCGGCGTTGCGATCAGCAATCTGGTGGAGCAGGGTTCCACGGTGCTGGCAGAGCCGAATGATAACTTCAGGTATGCGCGGCGGCTTGTGGGGCAGCAGCTTCTTGCCTTTGCCAAGGCCGACATGATCGGCAAGCCCATGCAGGTATCCGTCAAGCAGGGGAGCGTGCAGAAGGTCATCTACCTGAATCACGAGGTCATGACGCCACAGGGTCCGGTTGTCCAGAATGACCTGGCAACCGCTCAGATCAAGGTGGTGCTGGAAGACATACCGTCGACACCCAGTTTCCGTGCGCAGCAGTTGCAGGCATTCAGCCAGATGGTGCAAGCCGCTCCACCTCCGTATCAGGCCGTGCTGTATCCGGCCATGCTGGAGCTATCGGATGTACCGAATCGCCATGAACTGGCCGATCAGTTACGGAAGGTAGGAAATGTGCCTGGCACTTTGACGCCAGAGCAACAGGCGCAGCAGGATAAGATCTCCAAGATGCAGCAGCAACTGCAGATGCAGATGATCCAGCTCAACATGAGTAAGGAACAAGCAGAGGTGGCGAAGCTTCAGGCAGAGGTCGAGAAGCTCAAGGCGGACATCGAGGCCCGGCAGCAGGAACTGGCGATTAAGGCAGAGCAGGTGCACACAGATGCCACGATCAAGGCAGAGAACATCACGATTCAGCAGGAGAAGCAAGCGCTCGATGAACGTACCGCTGCGGCCAATATGGCTTCGCAGAATGTCCAATTCCAGAATAGGGTGAGCTCATGATCAAGTTTATCGATACGGCGTTTGTCGGGGGCACAGTGTATCGCGCCGGCCAATTCGGAGAGTTTGATCAGGCCATCGAATTGGATCTGATAAATGCCGGTGACGCGGTAAATTACCTGGCCATTGCCCTGCCGGTGGAGGTGCTCTCGAGCAGCGCGGTGGCAGCGTCGTGCGCATCGACCAATATTGATGAAATTCTGGCGTCGTTTACTATCAAATCCGGCGTGCTGGGGCCAAACAGCATTCTTCAGATAGAGCCGCTCTGGACGTTCCCATCAAGCGCGAATAACAAGATCGTGAAGGTTAAGATAGCGGGCGTCACGGTCTACACGGCAACCCGGACGACAAGCACCAGGGAAGGCCCGCTCGTTGTCCTGGCGAACCGCAATGCGCTGAACTCTCAGATCATGCCTTACGACTCGGTATACCTCACTGCCGGGTCCGGCACGCCGGCCACTTTCGCTATCGACTTTTCGGTAAATGTGACAGTCGAGATCACCGGCCAGCGGGCCAATGGTAGTGAAGCGCTCAAGCTGGAATACTTCAGGGCGCTGCACTTCGCCGGGGCGTAAAGATGACGGTCTGGTATTTCGACTCGGACGGCGGATTGGACGGCAATAACGGAAAGAGTCCTGACGCGGCGAAACGATCCTATGAAACTTTTGTGCTTGCCGGGTTTCCTGGCGCGGCGCAAGGCGATACCTATCTATTCAAGCGCGGGACGACTCAAGTAATCTCGGCTGCGAATGTGGGCGCTGGGTCAGGTGCAAGTACCACACAGAGAACGCGGTATGGGGCCTATGGCGTCGCGCAAGTCCCGTATTCGATATGGACGCCCCCTCCAACCGGGGGATTGAATAACGCCTATGTCCTGAACGTCAGCGGGAAGAGTTATATCGACTTCGAGGATATGTACTTCGATGGACTGGGCCGGGCAACCTATACGCTGTACATGCTCGCGAGCGGGGCAACGCAGAATTCCGGTCATGCGATTCGCCGGTGCTTTTTTACCAATACCGCAACCGCGGCTCTTGGCATACCGAATGGCAGCGGGCTGATTTTTGGTGGGACAGATACCTCAACTGGTGATACTGGCGATTATCTGATCGAGGACTCGGAATTTTTCGGCAACCCGGTGCACGGAATGATAGTCAACGGGGCGCATGATGTGGTAGTCAGGCGCTGCAAGTTTTACCGGAATGGCTTTGATGCCCCGACAGGTGGGCATGGATTCTCATCTAAATACCGGCTGCAGGAGTTCACGACCTCAGGCTGGACGAATACGAGCGGAACTATTTGGTCGCGGGCGCTGGCTGCATACCAGCTTGACGTCTACTACGTCATTACGAACGTAAGCAACTACGGGAGACTGACGAAGAATATATCCACCCCCACGACTCCCGCCGCCGGTGAGTTTGGGGTATCGGCAGGCACGCTCTACATCAATGTGGGATCGTCAACCGACCCTAAGAACCAGAGCGTGAGATATGCCTGGGGTCGATGCTACAACCTGCTTATCGAAGACTGCGAAGCATGGGGAAACTTCAACGATCCGCGAGCGGCGGATGTCGAGGGACATGGTTTCGCCTTCGACAATTGGGCGGATAGCTCGATATTTCGGAGGAATTATTCGCACGATAATCAAGGCGCCGGATTTTCCTTGAATCTGGGAGACAACAATACCGTTGAATCCTGCATTGCCACGAGAAACCAGGCGGCAGGATTTCAGGCTGCGTCTGCAAAAGGAAGCATGGTCAACAAAAATACATTTGTTAATAATAACTTAGGGCAAGTTGGAATAAGGGCAAACGGTGAAATCGTGATGTTTCCCAATTGCGGCGGTGGAGAGATAAAGCAGAACATTTTGCAGAATTACGGCAACCGTCAGTATGCCGCAGACATCTTTCCGGATGTGACGGGGGTCTCCGCTGACAGGAATGTTACTCATGGCTACCCGCTACTGGAAAGAGCCGCGGTTCTCCAGAACACAATAATCGAGAACCCGTACCTGGACGGAGAATTCAGGCCGAGCAATCCGGCGGTTATAAGGGCCGGGAACAACTTGGGCGGCAAGGATTTTTACGGCAAGCAGTTTTACAGCCAGCCGAATATCGGCGCGGTGGAAGATATTTCTGCTACGCAAAGAAGGTTATTTGTAAGAGCAAAATAAACAGTTAAATCAGAATACTAGAAGCCGCTTTCGGGAAACCGGGACGGCTTTTTTTATGCGCGCTAACGGCGATACCGCAGTCTTTATCAATCCCGCATTTCGCGGCGTGCTCACGACGATACCGCAGTTGGAGGAAGAGGCAAAATGGAATTGAATCAGCTTACGGATGAGCAAATTAATACCCTGACGCCCGAGGAAATCGAGACTTTGGAGAACAGCCCGGAGAAGCTCGAAGAGATCCTTGCGGCGAAAGGTGGCGCATCGGAAACGGCAACCGACAAACCCGAACAGGAAGAACAGGAAGGCGCGGCTAACGGCGCGGGGGAAGGAGAGCCGGTCGTTCTCACAAAGAACGGCAAAGGGATTATTCCTTACGAAAAGCACAAGGAGCTTCGTGTCGAGAACTCATCGCTGCGCGAGCAGCTACAGCAGGCCCAGGGCAGGCTGGATGAGCTTCTGAAGGCAAAGGATGAGGCTGGCAGCAAGAAGGATGCAGCGGTTGCGGATGACGCTATCGAGAAGCATCTGGAAAAGCTCAAGGCCGAGATGCCAGAGATCCACGAAGTAATCTCCGCTGTGCTGGAAGGAAGCCAGAAGCAAGGCGAAGAACTCAGAAAAACGCTCGAGGAACTGAAGCGCGACCGGGAGGAATCCCAGCGCGCCAAGCAACTCAGTGTGGCTGAGCAGATCGCCGAGGCGAAGGAAAACAATTCCGACCTGGTGCATTGGGAAGGCAACGATCCGGAAGCATGGGAAGAAGCGATGAAGCAGGACGAAATCCTCAGGACCACCAGCAAATGGGCGAATAAGCCTTTTGCCGACCGGTTCGGTGAGGTGGTCCGCCGGGTGCGCGCCATTCTGCCAGAAGCCTCTGTACCGAACAAACCAGTCGATCCGAAGCAGACCAAGGCCGAAGCGAAAGCAAAGGTCGAGGCCGCTCCGGTGAGGAAACCCACAACCCTATCGGATATTCAAGGCGGCGTCACATCCACTTCCGAGGCGGAGCAGCTTGCGAACATGAACCCGCATGAGCTTGCCGCGAAGCTGATGAAGATGCCGGCGCACAAAGCCGCAGCCTTGAGAGCCGAACTCGATTAAAAGGAAATAGGAAATGGCTGAAACCAATATCGCCAGCGGCAGCTCGCTGGCAATCAAGCAGTATAGCGCCGCGCTTTTGGCGAACACGCTGAAAGCGACCACGGCAATGGATAATCTCGTGGGTCCGATCGAGCCGACCGCTGCGATGGATAAGGTGGCCGGCCAGTCCGCGCCTGGCATGCCCATTGTGCGGATCGACAATCTGATGAAGAACCCTGGCGATACCGTGTCGCTCGACCTGGTCGACACCATCTCTGGGGAACCTCTGATGGGTGACATAAACAGGGAAGGAAAAGGTAACTCCCTCTCGTTCTCCTCGATGGACATCAAGATCGATCTGTCTAGCAAGGTGATCGATGCCGGCGGCAGCATGAGCCAGCAACGCACCAAATGGCAATTGCGTGAGATCGCTTTGGCGCAGTTGTCGGGTTATTTCCCTCGCTTGTCCGCCCAAACCTCACTGGTGCACCTGGCCGGTGCGCGCGGATCGCAGCAAGGCACCGACTGGGCCATTCCCCTTCAAAGTGCTCCGAATTTCGCTTCGGTGATGGTTAATCCCGTCAAGGCGCCCACCTACAACCGGCACTTCGTGGTGAACGGCGCGAATCTGACGGCAGGAGGCCAGCAACTGGCTTCCATCGCCTCCACCGATCAGCTCAAGTTGGCCCATCTGGACAATATTCGCAAGCGTCTGGACGACATGGATCAGCCCTTGCAGCCGGTCAAGATGGACGGCGACAAGGCGGCGCAAACCTCCAAGATGTGGGTTTTCCTGGCAACGCCGAACCAGTATTCGATCCTGCTGACCGAAGGCTCCCTGCGGGCATTCCAGCAGAACGCCGTGAACCGTGCGGCTTACTTCGACACCCGCCATCCTCTGTTCGCCGGGGAAGTGGGGATGTGGAACGGCATCCTGGTGATCAAGAACGAGCGGGCCGTGCGTTTCCTGCCCGGCGACTCCACTCAGATCATCACTTCCGCCAATGCCGCAACCGCTACCGAAAGCGCGCAGACCGTCAACGGTTCCCTGGGAGGCGGTTACGCTGTCGAGCGTGGCCTTCTGTTGGGCGCCCAGGCTCTGGGTATTGCTTACGGCAAGACCAAAGTCAGCGGCATTCAGTTCGGCTGGAAGGAACACTGGTACAACTTCGAAAGCAACCTGGAAGTCATGGGTGAGAAGGTTTGCGGCCATATGAAAACCCGGTTCTCGATCGACGACGGTACCGGCACCAAGGTTCCGACCGACTTCGGTGTGATCGCCGTCGATTCGGCCGTGCCGCTGTAATCCGTTCTGACGAGTTTTTGACGAAACGCGGGACTTTCGCCAGTCCCGCTCCTAGTCTCTTAATTTTCAAGGAGTTTTTCAATGGCAACTTTCAATGCACCTGATTTGACGTCCAAGGCGCGTTTCATGGGAGGGTACGGCAACGGAGTCATCGTCTACGGTACCGTCACCCCGACTGCTGGCGCTTTGGCGGATGTGTACCGGCCCGTCATTATCCCGGCCGGCATGCTGGTCACCGACCTGGACATCGTCAATGATGACCTCGATACCGGCACGACCCTGTCGGCCAAGATCGGCTATGCGCCGGTCAATTCCGATGGTCCGACGGCGGTGGATGATTATTTCAGCGCTACGTCGACCTTCATGACTGCTGTAGGGCGTAAGGTATGCGCGTTCCAACCTATCAAGTTTGAGAAGGACGTGTACGTCATCCTCACCATGACCGCTGCTGCGACTACCTTTGCTTCCGGCAAAGTTACGGCGGTCGTGAGGGGCCAAGCCGAGGGCGTCAAGTAAAGAGTATCTCCTGAAGCGGTGGTGTGTTTGGGGCGGTCTTCGGATCGCCCTTTTTTATGGAGCAAGATATGCCGCAAGTGCAATACATCGGTAAGTGCGACAAGCTGGATAGCATCCGGGGAGTGGGACTGCATTGGTCACCCGGGCAAGTGCGCAATGTGACATCTGGGGTAGCTGAGAGGCTTCTGCATTACTCGGATACCTGGGTAAAGATGGATGAGGATGCGGTCGACGATGATCCCATCGATCTGGCACCGGACGACAAGGTTGCCGAAGAGCCGCTGCCTGTCGTGGATTTTCACGCAATGGACAAAAAGGCCTTGGTCGAATGGGCCGAAACCAAATACAACGAGCGCCTCGACAAGCGCCAGAGCGAGGACACTATCCGGCACAAGGTGATCGCCCTGTTTGGCCGGTATGAGATGGACGAAGAAAGCAAATAATGGCTTTCACCTTCCAATCCGTTGTCGACCTTGCGCGCATCCCGCTCAACGATGAAGACAAGGTGCGCGTGTATGACGCAACGCTGCTGGCATTTGCAAACCACGGCATGATGGCTTTGGTGAAGCGTAGGCCGGATCTATTCGTCGGGCAGTACGCAAACCTTCCGACAGGACAGAACGTGCTCACAGACGCCTTCCCGCTGGCCGCCGGCTACGTTCAAACGCTCGCCGATTACTGCACGTTCAGGGCCGAATCCATTGATGACGAATTTATCAATTCTGGTAGGGCAGCCTTGTTCATGCAGCTATTCAATGGAGAAGCGCAGCCATGAAAACGTGGGACAGCTTCTATGATTTTGTCGCTCCCGATCTTCCTGGCTGCCCATTCGCAGCAATCGACGTTGCGCTCCGGCAAGCGGCCATTGATTTCTGTTCCCAGTCTCTGGCCTGGAAATACACTCATCCTGACATCGCAGTGACGGCTGGTACCGCCTCGTACAACTTTGTTCCTCCTGATCAAGCTGTGGTGCATGCCGTGACCTATGCGGAGTTTGAAGGCAGCGAGATCGATTGCCACACCGCGGAATCTGGGATCCAGATCTACAACTGGCGCAATCAAACAGGCACTCCTGAATATGTGCTGGGCGGCGCTACTGCATTGCAGCTTGTTCCAAATCCGGCCGCTAACGGTACGCTGAAGCTCGAAGTGGCACTTAAGCCATCTCCGACGGCAACCGGTATCGACGATGACATCTTCAATGAGTACCGGGACGCAATGGTTCATGGTGCATTTGGCCGACTGATGGCGTCGCCCAAGAAGCCATATACCCAACTGCAACTTGCAACCTACCACCAGCAGTTGTTCACGCAACTGACCGGACAGGCTGGGTACAGGGTGGCGCGCAGTTACACTAGGGCGCCTCTCAGGACAACTATCAATTCAAGGGGTCGGTAAGCATGGGGCTCAAGTTTTCCAATTTCGGTAAAGCGCAGGTATCCTCAGCGCCGTCTGGCACCACTGGCCTGAGCTTTGCCGTTACCGCCGGACAGGGGCTGCTCTATCCCGCCCTTGCGGCAGGAGACTACTTTTACGGGATCTTCAAAGACGCATCTGGCAACCGTGAGGTCGTGAAGGTCGAAGCGCGCAGCACCGATACGATGACCATTGCTGTCGGCGGCCGCGGACTGGATGGAACGGCGGCGCGAACCTGGGCGGCGGGAGATTACTTTGTCGCTGGTCTTTGCAACGTCGCGCTTCAGGAATCGCTCTCCAATGCCAACCTGATCGCTTTGGGGGCGCTGGCTTCGGCTGCCGATAAACTGCCGTACTTCACCGGAAGCGGGACGGCGGCGCTGGCCGGGCTGTCCGCTTTCATTCGTACCTTGCTGGATGATGCGGATGCTGCTACTGCAAGGGCAACTCTGGGGGCAGAGCCCGCATTTTCGACTGGCACAACGTTTGCATTTTTTCAGGCCACCGCGCCAACAGGCTATACGCAGAACACGACTCACAATAACAAGGCCTTGCGGATTGTCAGCGGAGCAGGAGGAGGCTCGGGCGGCTCTGTGGCTTTTACTACGGCCTTCGCATCTCAAGCAGTTACGGGATCGAATAGCGCGGTAACTCTCAGCAAGGCGCAAATCCCACCTCACAATCACAGCTATTCAATCGGCGGATTTGTGGGTGCGCCCACTCGGGTGGCCAGCTCTGCCGACGCGCAAACAGGTTTGGGATGGACGAGTGATGGTATTGATAACGGTATTGGAGGCGGATCGCACAACCATACCTTCACCGGCACGGCTATCAATCTGGCGGTGCAATACATCGACATGATTCTAGCGAGCAAGAATTAATGGAAATCCGAATTGCCGACTGCCCGCTCGGAGCAAAGTGCGAAGAGGTAAAAATAGAGAATGGCAAGCAGTATATAGCCCGCTGCCCTTGGTATATCAAGGTTGCTGGTTTTGATACTAATTCTGGGAAGGAAGTCGAGGATTGGGGTTGCGCCATTGCTTGGATGCCACCCCTCTTGATCAATACGGCCAATGAGTCGCGCAAGGGCGTAGCGGCCACTGAATCTTTCCGCAATGAGATGGTAAATCAGGGCGAGCAAACACAAAAACTGATGCTGCTGGCCTCTCAAATATCCATGCCGAACAATCTCTTGCAGGAGAAAGAAATATGCGATTGACGATCATACGAGATGATGGAGTAGTCGGTATCGACGGAGTTTTCAAACGCGTTGATATGGGCGCCCTTCCTGCTGGCGTACGTGCCGTGCAGTGGGATGGCTCAAGTGGTCATGTGGAATACGACAACGGTCCGAATGCCGATCTGGATAGCATCAGCGAGTTCCAGTCATTCATTGACGCCTGGAACATGCCGCCTCAATTGCCCAACAATCCAGCTCCAACGCCGGACGAGATGATCGCTGCTGCCCATGCCCGCATCAATACCGCGTACGAGGCGGCAGTTAAAGCGTTGACGGCTGGGTATCCGGAAGACGAGATTGCGTCCTGGCCGAAGCAGGAAGATGAAGCAAGGGCATTCGGGACAAAAGATACTCCATGGATCAACAGCGCGGCGCAGGCACGCGGCATTGCTCCTGCGGCGCTCGCCTCCCTGATCATTGCCAATGCCGACGCCCTGGCACCGCTGCACGGCGCGCTGACCGGAAAACGCCAACTCCTGCGAGACCAGATCAATGCCTTGGGCGCGAATCCGAGTCAGGCTGCATTGGATGCGATTCAATGGTGAGGTATGAATAAACCCACGCTCAGTGAAGTGCGCGATCAATCCCTGCATATGTTCTATGGCGCGTGCCTGATGACTGCTTTCATTTGGCCTATTCCGGCTTGGGCGGCACCGTTATTCGTAATGATAGTCGCGGTAGAGCGAGAACTCGAACAGCACCAGTGGCAAGGGGTGGGTAAGCTCGACCTGACTTTCTGGTTTCTGTCCTGCCTGATATTCGATGCAGTCTACTACGCAATAAAGTTTATTTGAAATCATAGCACTATAAACACTACAGGCCGCCTTGAGCGGCTTTTTTATTGGAGGTTTCAAATGTCTCTGCCTACCCCGAAGTGGAAAGAAAAAGCTGCTCAACTGAATGCTGCTGCCGATGCGGAAGCCGATAGCCTGTTGGATAAGTTGAAGGCGTCACATTGGACAGCCGTCATTATCGGCGGGACTCTGGGGGCGGTTGTCGTTCTGGCCATCTTTGCACTGTTCGTGAGGTAAGCGTTGTGGCAAATCTCGATATATGGACATGGCTGGCCGGGCAGCTCATCGTTGGCGCGGCGATCTGGGGGGGAATACGCGCCGACATTCGTAGCATCCATACCAGGCTGGAGCATGCGGAGAAATCAGCGGAAGAAGCCCATAACCGCATCGACAGGATACTTGAGCGCCGGTAATGGACCAGTTTGATTTGGCATCGGAGTTTGAGCAATTGGCGCGGGAAGCCGCGCTGCGACAGCGCAAGCCCGTCACGAAACATAACGGCCACTGCCTGAATTGCGGCGAGGCGTCACGTGGCGCTTTCTGCAATCCGGAATGCCGGGAGGATTATGAACGAATTGAGCGAGCAGCAAAACGAAGTGGTTTGCAAAAAATCGAGGAAGAAGAGTAGGACGCTGAGATTCAACAAGTGGACCGGGTACGCGGCAGCTGCGGCTTCGGGACTCATGAGCCTGGGGGATGTATTCGGGTACATGCGCACTGATTGGGTGTGTATCGCGCTGCTGATCGCAGTAGTCGGCATCAGCGGGTACAACTATTGGCTGAGACTGCATACCAGTCAGGCGGTGGAGTAATGGCAGCGGCATCTTGTTCTGAGGAAGAATTCATCTCTTTGTGGCGGCGCAGCTCATCTCCTCAGGTTGTAGCAAGCGCCCTTGGAATTTCTGTAAGAAACGTTTTGGGGCGCCGCAGGGCGATAGAGGGAAGGCGTGGCATTAGATTGGTTTGTACTGCGCCAAACAGCCCGGACATGAAAGTGACGATCCCTGATAACGGGATACGGACACGGGTTGATCTTGAAAACGGTGTCGTGATCGTTGGCTCTGACAAACACTACTGGCCAGGAGTCATATCCACCGCTCATCGAGCTGCCATCAAAGTTATAAAAGATTTGAAGCCCCAAATGTATGTCTGCAACGGAGACGCATTTGACGGGCCAACCGCCGGCAGACACCCACGCATCGGATGGGAGAAACCTCCGAGTGTGAAGGAAGAGTTATCTGCCTGCCAGGACAGGATGTATGAAATTCATGATGCGATGGGCGGCAAGTCGCTGTTCTGGAACTGGGGTAACCACGACATCCGCTTTAATACCCGCCTCTCAGCTGAGGTTCCGACGTATGAGGGTGTTCATGGGACTGATCTTAAAGATCATTTTCCTACGTGGAAATTCGGGTGGAGCATGATGATCAACGGCCGCACGATGATCAAACACCGTTATCACAACGGGGTTCATGCAACCTATAACAACGTTCTGAAGTCGGGGACGTCGATTATCACCGGGCATCTTCATGCGCTGCAAGTTCGGCCCTATACCGATTACAACGGCACCCGGTATGCGGTTGATACGGGAACACTGGCTGATCCGATCGGACCGCAATTCACGTACGCAGAGGACGCGCCAGCGAACCACCGTTCTGGTTTCGCGGTGCTGACTTTCCACAAGGGAAAGCTGATGCCGCCTGAACTCTGCGAGGTGGTGAATGAGCAGGAGGGCCTGTGCTTCTTCAGGGGATCGACATTCACGGTATGAACCTGTTACTCGATCCCAAGATTTTCAATTACGTGATCCTGATTCTGTACGCGTTGAATGTCATCCGGTGGATTTTTGCAGGCAGTTGGACGGATGCGATGTATTGGGTTGGGGCTTTTTGGATAACTGCTGTGGTGACCTTTGGATATGAGCGCTGAATCATCTTTGAACACCCAAGTTGACGGGGATCATTACTCGAAATTGACAATACAGCCAATCACCTACATTCATTCAAATAATCTGGATTTCTTCCAGGGCAGCATCGTGAAATATGCTACCAGGCATAAGGACAAAGGCGGTGCGGCAGATTTGCGCAAGGTGATTCATTTCGCGCAGCTTGCTATTGAATTGCAGTATAGAGAGAAACCATGAATTGGGACGACCCCGTGATTCGCGGATTATTGTTTCTGATCTTCATGCTGTTCGCTGTTGATTATTACTTCTTTGTCGAGGCTGGACCTTATTGGAGCGCAATGTGAATCTCGTTTGGAACTGGAAGGACGTTTTAAAGGAAGCATGGAGCGTAAGGCTAGGGGCTGGTTCAGCCTTGCTGGCTCTGATTCAGCAATCGTTGGCTCTTCTGCCAGCCGGTCTGTTTGGCTTGTCCCCTGAGGTTTGGTCTGCTGTTGGCGCAGTGATCGGGGCGTTGAGCGTTTTATTCGCCGCACTCGTCGCTCCAGCAAGGCTCATCGATCAGGGACTGGCGAAATGAGCATCATCCTTGGATGGCCTAGCGTGTATGCCGGCACTGCCATGGTAACGATTGGAACGAGCCTGTATGCCGGTATCGGTCCGGGCCTGATCTGGGGCGGCATATGCCTGATCGCCGCTGGCGTGTCTCAGGTGCTGTTGGGATGATCAAGCTAAACCCTAATCAGGTTCGTACATCGGTTGCCACGATGGTGCTGGCCGCCTCCACCTTGGTAGGAATTGCGGTCCATGAGGGCTATCGGGAGGATGCCTACATTCCCGTACCCGGAGACGTGCCAACCATCGGATTCGGCTCCACCGCCGGCGTCAGGATGGGCGACAAAACCACGCCAACGCGCTCACTGGTGAGGCTGCTGGATGAGATCGAGGGAGTCTATGCCACCGGGGTCAGGCGTTGCGTTACCGTGCCGCTATACCAGTACGAATACGAAGCTTATGTGCGGCTGGCTTATAACGTGGGAGTCGGAACGTTCTGCCGCAAGGCCGCACCCGGCAAACCACCCAACCTGATCGATCTGATCAATTCCGGCCGGTATGCCGAAGCATGCGCGCGCATCGAGGCATTCAAATATGGGCCCGGCAGAAAGGTGCTGCCCGGACTGGTGAAAAGGCGTGCAGAAGAACGGGCGATATGCGAGGGCAGGGCGTGAAGAACCTTGCCCCGTGGGTTGTTACGATTACCAGCTTATGGCTGTACGGCTCAGTGCTTTGGTCGTATTACGCCTGGCTCCCGGTACGCGTGTTCGATATTTTCCTGATGGTCGGCATGGGTATCTCTATTGGCGCGGTCATATGGGGATACTGGCGCATTGCTGCCATCTTCAACCGGATTGAGTCAAGACGATGAGACCCATCGCCTTCGATTGGGAATCCGGCACAGCGACCATCGAATGGCTGTCTGCCACTGCCGGTCTGATCCGATTCCTGTATCCCACACCGGAGGCGCTCCCGTTCCGCGGAGTCTGCTGTATCGACATCAAGGGAAACGAATACGAATTCAAGGGTATGGTTTTTCGTGAGAAGGATGATGCGCCCACGCTTGCCGAGCATCGCGCTATCAAAGGCTATCTTGCCAGCATGGGGCTAGTAGGCAAATCCCGGCGCCTCAAGAACGGGAAAGTCGTAACAAAGGTGTATCCGGGCAATCCCGCCCAAAACTCAACTGTGGAGAATAGTATGAAAGTTACCGTTAGCTTCGATGTGAAAGACGATCAAGGTCAAGACTTCGCCACGATCAGTGCCGCATATACCGGCGTTCCTGCTGCTGGTGTGGCCCACATGGAAGGCCTACTGATCAGCGGCTTCCTGCAACCGCTGGTGGATGTGGCTACCGCTCAAGCCGGTCAACCCGCAGCCTAAGCTCCCTTGCTGAAGGGTTTGTGGGATAACCTCGCGCCGCGTGGCTGTCCCTCCCTTCATTAATCAATGACAGCATTCCGCATAGCAGGCTTCTCCGGCCTCGTTCCGCGACTGGCAAAGCAGTTGCTCGCGCCCAATCAGGCGCAGGTAGCGACAAACTGCAATCTGACCTCTGGAGACTTGCGCCCGCGAAGCGGACCGCTGCTGGTGTTCGCCCCGGTCATCAATGGTGACATCAAGTCGATGTTCCGGATGGAGAAGGACGGCAACGAGAAATGGCTTGCCTGGAATCGTGATGTCGATGTGGCGCGATCCCCGATTGCCGGAAACACGTCGAGACGGTTTTACTATACCGGTGACGGCGAGCCACGTGCATCGGAATACGACCTGGCGACCGCCGGGATCGGGCCGTATCCCGCTGGCTGTTACGTCCTTGGCGTTACGCCTCCCATCACCAAGCCGACAGTGACCCCAACAGGCGGCGCGAGCGCGACGACTGTCAGCCGGTCCTACGTTTATACCTTCGTCACTCCTTGGGGTGAAGAATCCGCGCCTTCGCCGGCTTCGGATGTCACGACCAACAAGGTAGACGCAACCTGGGGCCTGTCCGGCATGGACGCGGCACCTCCGAACAGCGGAACCATATCGAACGCATTGAAAGATACGCCATCTGCAGGCTATGTGACGATCACGCTGAATAGTGTGTTCGGCCTGCGGGCATTTGAAGAAATCACGTTTGCTTCCGTCTCCGGCATGACGGATTTGAACGGCACATTCGCTATCAGCAGCATCAACGGCAACAATGTCGTGATCATCCTCTCCACGACGCAGACATACAGTTCAGGAGGCACCTGGGCGCGCGTGGCACCCCACAATACCTCTGGTATGACCAAGCGTATATACCGCACCCTGACCAGCCCGACAGGGACTGAATATCACTATCTCGTCACTATTTCGGTGGCGACCACGACTTACAGCGACACGATCTCGGATACTGTCGCAGCCGTCAATGAAACTCTGCCATCGACCAACTGGCTCATGCCGCCCGCCAACATGCGGGGCATTGTCATCATGGCGAACGGTATCGCCTGTGGGTTCTTCGGGAACGAGGTGTGTTTCTCCGAACCCTTCAAGCCCTACGCCTGGCCTCTCGCCTACCGGCAAACGTACGATCAGGACATCGTGGCAATTGGCATCAACGGGACTACGCTCGTTGGCATGACCGAGGGCAACCCTTTCACCATTACCGGTGTGGATCCGGTAACCATGGGTGGCGGCATGCAGAACCTGGGCGTGGCGTGGCCGTGCATGTCCAAGAGCAGCGTGGCGAGTTTTGCGTTCGGTGTGGGATATGCCGCGCCGCAAGGCATGGTCATCGTGGGGCCGCAGGTCGATATTGTCACCAAGGATCTTTTCACCCAGAAGGAATGGTCAGAACTGAACCCGGACACGTTCATCGCGACTGCGGCGGATAACCGCTACTACGCTGGTTACTCGGCAAACGATAGCTCGCTGATGTTCGTGATCGATAAGTCCGAAGCTGCGTCATTCGTGAAGGTGAACCAGCGCATTACCGAGATATGGGCGGACCCGGCCACGGGCAAGCTTTATGTCGCCGTGGACAAGAAAATCTACCAGTGGGAAGGCGATGTCGGCACGAAGCTCTCCTACGAATGGCGCAGCAAGAAGTTCCTCACAGCGCCCCCGATCAATTACGGTGCCGCGAAGATCGACGCGGATTTCTCCATGTCGGAGGCGGAGAGTTCTGGTTCCCAGGCTGCTTATGATGCGATCATCGCCGCAAATGAGGCGCTGATTGCTGCCGGCCTGAATGACGGTTTAGCCGATCCCTCGCTCGGGGAATACGAGATCGGCGGGGATGAAATGCAACCGCTGCCTCCCTTGACAATCGATTCCCTGCAATTCCAGCTTTGGGCCAACGATGAGCTGAAGTTCAGCAAGACGGTGGTGAATACTAAGGCTTTCCGGCTTCCGAGCGGGTTCAAGTCCGATAACGTGGAAGTGGTGTTGTCCGGGAACGTGAAGGTGACCGGGGTAGTGCTGGCAGAAACGATGGACGGATTGAAACAGGCATAGAAAATGTGGGTTCCATGTACATGTCACTGCGGATATGTATAGAAAGTAGAAGTTTTTAAGCAGATCAAGCCGCCTCGCGCGGCTTTTTTTATGGAGAAAAGAAATGGCTTTGGCTTATGACACTTCAATACGAAACGCAATGCTGGACGCGATTACTACTCGAGCAGGCGCAAGCGCTTTGCTGCGTATTTACAGCGGCACCAGGCCGGCAACGGGCGGCACTGCGACGACCAAATTGGCAGAGTTGACCTGCAATGCCACATTCGCTCCTGGCTCTTCTGGCGGGGTTTTGACCCTCAATGCAATCACGCAGGATTCAAGCGCAGATGCAACAGGTACCGCGACATGGTTCCGAATCGTTAAGTCCGATGGCACGACATTCGTGATGGATGGCGATGTCGGCACAAGTGGATCGGATTTGAACCTGACCACCACGAGTATCGTGGCAGGGCAGCCGGTGAGCGTTTCTAGCTTTGTCGTGACAGAGGGCAATCCATAAATGTGGCGCCTGTTCAAGGAATGGGTTTATCAGGTGACCATAGCGCTGGATCAACAGGCTAATGCCATCCTGGGCGGCTCGGCGGATGAAACCATGTCGTCCCGCTGTTTCCGGCTGCATCACATCCCAACCTATCGCGTACTGGAGAAGATCGTCAATGCGTTGTTCCTGCCGTTCCAAGGCCCGGACCACTGCAAACACGCATACGAGAAAGAAGTCCTCGGGCGGCAGTTGCCGTACAGGTTCTACGACCTCGCTATCGGGATGAATATCCAGTACGACAAAGACAAGCTGGGTGACAAAGTGGAGGTGCCTGAATGAGCGTTCTTGGAGACGAAATAACCAACGATCCGACCGGAAAAGGATATGCCGCATTCCTGCCGGATCAGCCAGGGCGAGTGGTGGAACTGCTTAACGATCAGACAGAAACGATGCGCAAACGAACTATCGTTACAGTGTTAAAGATAATGGATGTGCTAGGGGTGACGATGTACGAAAGCGTTATGAACAAGTTGGACGCGATCGCGCCATCACGAGTGATAGTTCGGGATTTTCTGAGTAGGCTCAGAATGGATAGTGGAGATATGGGTTCGCCTACCACCATAGGGATGATTGATGTAATCGGGAGTATCGCGGCTCCAAATGGTTTTACCGCAGAAGAGGTTGCTGCACTCAAGGCTATTTCCATGCAACCAGCATCTCGAGCGGAAGTACTGGGCCTGCCCTATGTGACTGAAGAAGATCTGAGGAACAGATAATGGCTACGACATTCACACTTGCGCAAGGCGCTCGCTCTTCCGCGCTGCTCACAATGGGAACGCTCGCGAGCGCTACCTATATCGCATCGTCGGCCATCGATCTTGGGGCGACAATACCCATCGATGTAACGTTGGAAATCGAGGTAACCCCTGGGTCAACTCCTAGCGGTAACAAACGTATTCTGGTGTGGGCGCAACTTTCACTCGATAACACAAATTTCGGCACTGGACCGACGAGCGGCATGACCACGACCGACGAGGGAGATCTGCAGTGGGTAGGGGCGTTCACGATCCAATCAACCGGCACGCATCGCCGATTTATGAAATTGTCTGATCTTCCGGTTGCAAGGTATCTTAAGCTGGTAGTCAAAAATGATATGGGCGTGGCGCTTACCTCCGGCTACATCTACAAAGCCGATATAACCGCCGTAGGCACCTAATGCTCATCCTGCCGCGGCGATATACGTCGCAGCCACCGAAGCGTTCAAGAGTAGACGCTTCCCACCCGATTCTTGCCGGGGTATCCAACGCCATAATCCAGTATGGCGACGTGAACGGCTGGAGAGGAAACAACGCCACCGGCGAATTCGGTTCCCTGATTCAAGATCCGACGCTGAATGGCACGCTGGCGTCTGATTATACGGATGCAGGCCCGGCGCTGAAGTTCGACGGTTCGACTACATACGCTGATTTCGGCACGGCAAATATTCCCACCGATGAATTCACGGTCATGTGGGGCGGCGTATTCGATGCTCTGAGCGGTGTTACAGGAATCGTGGATTGCTGTAACGGGACATCAAACGGTTGGAGCCTGTTCACCAGCGGAACCGACATGTACCTGTCGGGAAATCATTACTCCGGCGACTTATTGGCATCCGGCTGGGCGACGGGCACGTTTTATCACGGGGCTGCAAGAAACAAAGCTGGTGTCGGAATTTCCATTTTTCGCAACGGAGCAAAAATTGCGAATAGCGGAATTGGACTGACTGGCGTATCGAACCCCACCAATCCATTTTTGGTCGGGCAACTTCGGGTAAGCGGGCCACGGTTCATAACAGGGCGCTTCGCGTACTTTTATCTTTTAGATAAATACCTCGATGATCAGCAGATTGCGGATATTGCGGTAAATCCGTACAGGATACTTTCACCGCAAAGAAAGCTGTATCTGGTTGGCTCGACATCATCCGGCGCAACTGGAACGGTAAATGTCACCAATGCTAACGACACTTCAGCCGCCACTGGGACCACCACACTAACCGGCAGCCTTGCCAGGACCAATGGTAATGACACGCTGGCGGCGTCCGGCACGACGACAATCAAGGGGTCGCTGGCGAAGACAAACGCCAATGATACCTCCGCGGCGAACGGCACCACTACTGTAACAGGTACGCTGGCAAGAACGAATGCAAACGATACCGTAAGTGCCAGCGGGTCGGTTGGGTCATCGGTATCTGGCAACGTTGCCTATACCAATAATAACGACAGCGTTTCGGCAACGGGAACCACGACCGTTACCGGATCGCTTGCGCGCGCCAATGCGAACGACCCGAGTTCTGCATCTGGCACAACAACGGTCATAGGGTTTTTATCCAAGACCAATGCCAACGACATTTGTTCGGCCAGCGGGACTGTTCCAACCGGCTCAACCGGAACTATTGCCGTCACCAACGCAAATGATTCTGTTTCGGCCACCGGCACGACGACCATAAAGGGCAGCCTGGCGCGCACGAACCGCAATGATCTCGTTTCCGCGTCAGGAATCGTAAATAACGGGATCGTGTTTGAAGACGCGCTTACGGGTGTCAAGGCGACTTCTGCCGGCATCAAGAAACCAGGCATACCGGCAACGGCGCCGGACTGGCTCCGCACGATTTTGGAGACGGTGATCGGGCGGCGTGGGAATGCAATTGTGATTCCTTCCGCCCAGACATTGACATTTTCCTCAACCCCGACGAAAGCCGAGTGTGAGGCGCTTTACGCTTATGTGAACTCTGTCCGCGATGCGACTGAGGCTATTTTGAATAGATTGGACGGATGATATGAACGCAAATTTAATTTCCCTGCTGCGGGCGAATATGGGTGTCCAACTCGATCCCAATCTCGCGGCAGATATTATGGTGCTGGCCGATCAGATTCCCACCTTGGTTCCTTTCGACGTGATCGACCGCATAAAGCCTGAGGCGTCCGGAGAGTTCGCCTTTGCGGTGGAGCGCATCGAGGACATCGAGGACGAGATAAAGCCTCTTCACAAATCGCATTGGAATGAGACCGAGGGGCACCGGCACGGTCTGCCGTTCAATCCCGATTACCAAACGTTTATTCGCTATGAACGCGCCGGGCGGTATGTCCTGTTCACGCTCAGGAGGGATGGGGTGCTGCTTGGAAACTGTGCGATGTACCTGGATAGAAGCGCGCACACGCAGACCCTGATCGCGACCGAGGACACTCTTTATTTACTGCCGGAGGCACGCAAGGGTAGAACGGCGATGCGCTTCGTGGCTTACGTTGAGAATGCGCTGAAGCAAATAGGGGCGAAGGAAATTTGCATCACGGTCAAGATGGTAAACAAGGCTGGAAAGTTTTTTCAATTCTTGGGTTACCGCCAAGTTGAAACTGGTTTCACCAAAATTCTGGAGGATTCAGAATGCAGGTAGGAGTGTGCGGCGTGATTGGGTGTGGCATGCAGGCGGTAAAGCGGGGTATGTGTAACAGGCATTATCGAAGTGCTCTGGAAAAAGGAATAATTTCTAGGAAACGAGCTATTGGTGTAACGATTCAGGATCGCCTGAATTTTCACAGCCAATATATTCCTGAGACTGGATGCGTTGAATGGACTGGTACAAGACACCCTGAAACTGGTTACGGAAGCATAACGATAAATAGAAAAAGCGTGTCTACGCACCGCGCAGCATGGGAGGCCGCAAACGGTTCTATCAAGAGCCGCATGCATGTTCTCCACAAGTGCGACAACCGCATTTGTGTTAATCCAGATCACTTATTTGTAGGCACAAACGCTGACAATGTAGCAGATATGGACGCGAAAGGTCGTCGGATAAGTGTAAAAGGTGAGGAAAAGTGGAATGCGAAATTGAACGACGAGTTGGTAAGAAGCATCCGGAAAGATTGTCGAACGGCTCGACAGATCGCTGATGAATTGGGAGTAGGTAAAACCATAATTGGTCTAGTAAAACAACATAAAATCTGGCGGCATGTTTACTAATATTCTTTAAGGATCAATATACTATGTGTAGCTCAAAACCTCCGCGTCCTGACCCAGCAATCGGGCAGGCAGCATTGCAGAATGCTGACATTGCACGCCAACAACTTGATCTCGCCAAAGACCAATTGGCGTATAACAAAGAAGAATCCGCTTGGCAAACACCTCTAATCCAAAAAATAGCCCAGCAGCAGATCGACACCGCCGATACCAACAATCAGCGTTCCGATGAACAGTGGAATTTGTACAAAACCCTGTTCCAACCGGTCGAGTCGAAGATGGTCGACGATGCCATGAACTTCGATTCGCCCGAGCGGCAGGCCATGCTCGCCTCTCAGGCCGGCGCGGATGTCACCAAGAGCTACCAGGGCGCCCAGGATCAGAATCAGCGCAACATGGAGCGCATGGGGATCAATCCCAACTCTGGCAAGTTCCAGGCGATCAGCAGCGAAGCAGGTCTTGCTCAGGCTGCAGATACTGCTGGAGCAATGAACACGGCGCGCAACAATGCGATTACCCAGGGCATGGCGCTACGCCAGGGCGTGGCACAGTTCGGGCGCAACATGCCAAATACCGGATTGGCGGCCGACTCCACCGCATTGAATGCCGGTAACTCCGCAGTGGGCAACATCGCCCAAGGTAACAACATCAACAACGCCAACGCTGCGACCGCACAAAATTGGTTCGGCGGGGCGATGACGGGGAATAACTCGGCTGCGGGTATCCTTAATAATCAATACCAGAATCAGCTCAACGCTTGGTCACAGCAGCAGCAGAATACCGCAAACATGATCGGGGGCTTGGGAAGTCTTGCCGGATCATTGGGTGGAGCGGCAATCTTGAGTAAATTAAAAACCGGTGGCGTAATCAAGCACAACCGAGCATATGGCCTCTCATCTGGTTACCGGCCCAGATTGACTGATTATGGATTGCGTCGCAAAGGTTATGCTGAAGGCGGAATGATTGTGGGTCCTGGAACCGGCACAAGTGATTCCATCCCCGCAACGATAGAAGGGCAAACGCCAATTCAGGTATCGAACGGAGAGGCAGTTCTCAATGAAGGTGCCGTGCAAATAGTTGGGGAGCCGTTTGTCCATAATATCAATGCCGCGGGACTGGCGATGTTGAGTGGCAAAAAACCAGCGCAACCAGTTCCTGGAGCTGTCAACGGTTTGGCCGGATTATCGAATGGGAGGGCTTAATAATGGCCGCATCTGGAATTGGAGCGTTTGCTGCTGGATTATCGGATGGATTCAACAACATGATGCAGCTCAGCATGCAAAAAAAATATTACGACAGCCTCAGTGAGCACAGGGCAAATCAAGATGATCTTAAGGCTCAGCAGCTTGCCGCAAAGACGGAAGGCGGTGGTGCCAAAGGTCCGGATCGAGAAGGGTTCAAGGGTTCCTTAATGCCGATATTCAAGGCAAATAACACGGCTCCCGCCCCGCAGCGTCCTACGATGACAAGCCAACCAGGATTGGGCCCGGACACGCTTACCGACGTTGGCGCATTATCCGGCAATGCTGCTGGAGCATATCAATCGCCGAGCCTCGCCAGTACATCAGCAGCAAAGAACCAAGCGCAGCCGGTTCAGCAGGACGAAGATTTCAATCCGGTACATGAAATAGTGAAGCAAATTTATGTTGGCGATCTTGCGAATCAACCCGACAAACTCAACGCCATCCGGGCCGCAGCCGCAATGCACGGCATGGGAAAGGAGGTTGATCCGTGGCTGGATTCCCTCGTAGCTTCGAAGAAAAGCGGTATTTTTGATGCTGCCATGAGCTTGAAGCAGGGGAACATAGATGGGGCCATGGATAACCTGAAGCGCGGCGGCATTCAGTTGGAAGGTCGCCCGTCGAGGGTTGACCCAAATGACAACAGCAAGTGGAAGGTAAACATTTCCGGGACCGGCGAGCAAACGATAAATCTGGATGATTGGGCAACCTCCACGCTGGATCCTGAGAAGTATTCAAAATTCCTTCTTGACCGCCAAGGCGCAGTGGACAAGTCACGCTTGACGGACGCGCAGATCGATAATCAAAAAGCTGGTGCCGAGAAAGATCGTGCAATGGCGAAGGCGTATGGTTTAGGCAGCCTTGGTGCTGGCCGACGCTCCAATAATGGAGGTGCTGGGCTATCCCCCACGGTTCGCAAGACCGTGGAAACCGATCAAGGTATCGTTGCAATCATGTCGGACGGTTCCAAGCGGGTTATTGCTGATGACCAGGGCAATCCGATGTTCGGCACTTCTGGCTTAAAGACTGCGGCGGGTTTGATCGGTAAAACTATCGATCCGATGAGCGATACCGGGGAGATTGCTGGCAAGGTCAACGCTTTGACCAATCAGTTGAGAGGCACAAAAACGGGACCGGCGCCCGCGCCGGCATCAACTGGAAAGGTACGCAAGTTCAACCCACAAACTGGGCAATTTGATTAAATCTCACCTCGGGTTTGATAGAATAAATCAGGCTCGACAGGAGGGTGCAATGATTGCTCGTTTGATGTGTGTAGTGATGGTTGCGACATTGGTTGGATGCGCGACCTCAGCCGGGTTGAGAACGAAGCTGGATGGGATAAACGGCTTGTCTGAAACCGATCTGGTCAGATCAATGGGAACGCCGCAGCAGGTATACGAGACAGAAGGTGCAAAGTTTCTCACCTATTCATCATCGCGATTTGTGATGGTGCCTACTGCTTCTGGCAGTATTGGCAACACCAGATCGTGCCAGATAACTTTCGAAATCAACCAAGGTATAGTCGTGGGGTCAACCTTCAAGGGAAACGACTGTAAAGCATAACCTTTACCAAAACTGGAACATCAAAGCCGCCTCCGGGCGGCTTTTTCATTTCTGGAGACTGATTAATGGTTCAACGTGTCGAGGCCTGGGGCAATGTACTGGAATTCCCGGATGGGATGAGCGATGAGGATATGGCATCGGCAATCCTGGAAAACGAAGTCCACTTAAACCCGAATGCTTCCGCCTCAACCAAAGCAAAGTCTTTCGTATCCAGAGGGGTAGACGCTGGCCTATCCATGCTTACACCCAAAAAGAGCATTGCCAATCAGGCACAGGAGCGTTCCGCCTCTACCGCAGGTCTCGCAGCACCCCAGGTAAATGGCGTGCCGGTCCGCCAGGACTTCTACAATCGGATGGTTGCGGAGACTCCGAAAGGTCAAGTCACGCCCGGCACTGGAATCGTGGCTCGTACCCGCAACGCTGCCGTACAGGATACCGAATCCCAGAAGGGCAAGCGTGTCGTAGCGAAGGCGTTTGTTTCCAATGAACCGGTGCCGGAAGAGGGCGGATTCATCAATTCTGCCGGGCGCACCATCGGCCAGAATATCAAGGGTGCCGGGCAGATCGCCGCTGATTTTATTCCTGGGGTAGAGCAGGACAACGCAGTAAAGCGCTATGGGCAGGCTGTCATCGATGCGAATCCCACCGCGGTAAATTCTCTTGAGGATATTGCAAACAAGCCGGGCACCGCAGTAACGGAAGCAACCGGCAACGCCGCGCCTTCCATGGCTGGAATGGTTGGCGCCCGGGCGGTAGGGCAGGGCATCACTGCGCTGTCACCTTTTGCTGGCCCTGCTGCACCATTGGTTGCCGCTGTCGGTCAGGTTGTGTCCTGGCTGGGCCCGGCTGCAATTGCCTCTCTGCCGTCCTACAGCGGAATCCGGGATAAGCAGATTCTGAACGATCCGAAGAATCAGGAATTGGGTAAGGCCAAGGCGATAGCGTTGCTTGGAGCCGGCGCAGTCGGTGCAATCGAACAGGCATTCGGCCCCCAGCAATGGGCAATGGCCGCGCTCACGAGAGAGGGCAGGGCGCAACTCGCGGAGAAATTCGCTGCTACGACTCTGCCTGGGGCAATTGGAAAGGGAATTGCCAAAGGTGCTGGTATCGAAGGCTCAGAAGAGCTCGCTCAGAATCCCATCGAGCAGCTTGCCTCGTTCGACAATCCGACGACTCCCGAAAACCTGAAGGAGACGGCTTTCGGCGGAGCTATGGGCGCGATCGGCGGCGGCGTGCTGGGTGGTGGAACGGGTACCATTGCTCGGCAGAATCCGACGCCAACCATACTGGGCAAGCCAGTCACTGAAATATCCAATGGCGTTTTGAATTACACCGCTGCTCGTGGAAGTAACCGCGCCAAAGCTGCTGCTCAGGCCGAGCTGGCCCGGCGCGCCGCGCAGGGTGTCGATCCCGCTGTTGCGGATCAGCCAGAATCAACTTCTGAAGCCGTGGAGCGCATCATAGCCACGGGCAAGGATAAGGCTGATGAGATTCGGGCGAACGCGGCCAGCGAGCCCGACGCGATCCAGAGCGGCATATTCGACGAGCCGGACCATATTGTTGACGCCACCAATATGGTTGGAGAAGGAACGGGAGGGGCTGTCACCGATAACCCGACTCCGGAGCCGGTTGAAACTCTCAACGCGCAACTGAATGCGCTGGCCGAAGGCCGGAAGCCTGGGGTGCTGCTGACACCCGGGGAACCGCTACCTGCTACGCTGCCGCCGGATGTGAGAATAGCGATGGTTCCGAATCGGGGAATGCTGCTGTATCGCGATGACGCCACCCTGCAAGCCGCACTGAACGGCCAGATGGGTACGGCGTTGGGCTATGGGATCGATGAGAAACCGGGCGGCGCTACTCAGGTTGTCACTGCTCGCGATCCGAACGGGACTGTGATTCAGGATGTGGCGACCGATGGGAATCCGCAGGTACAGCAAGCAACGGCTACCGTGGCAGGCCCGGGTGGATCAGTGGAAGTCAGGCCGGTTCAGGAGGCGATGGCGGAGCGTGGGGCGGCAGTTTCTCAACCTCAGGAGCCGGGAGTCGACGCAATCAAGGCTCTCAAAGCGCATTTAGATGCAGGGAACAAGCCGCGCATAAGCTCATCACGAGATGAACGCGGGAACGTTCGAGTCGTCGCCAACGTTGGCACGGCAAACAATCTGCAGTCAATGGTCCTTAATCTGAAGCCAGAAGAGCAGAAAGCGTACGATGCTGCGGTGGAAGGGTTGGCATTCACAGAAACAAGCGACGGAAGAAAAATAGCAGAAAAGGATCTGATTAACGCGGTGCGGCCAGCAATAGATAGAGTCGTTGCTGGGGGTGAGGCGCAATCTCCTGCAGGGGAAGTAAGCAAACGGCCGGAGGGACAGCGGCTACCTAACGGTAATTCCCCTCATCCTGTTGATACCGAAGCGTCTCACGCGGAAGCTGATTTGCCGAACGTTCAGCCGGTTGCCAAGGCCAATGTAGCCGAAAATGGTCGGCAAGGCAATCTTCGTCCCCTCGTCGAATCCCTCATCAAACGCCGGGCTGCGGCAAAGGAATCCGGCAAGGAGCGCAGCCTGAACAGCGCCATTACTCGTGCAAAAGAGGTGATGGATGGCAAACGTACCGATACCGAACTCGAATCGAAGTGGTTCCGCGTGCAGGCTGCCGGGATGAAGAAGTCTGATCCCGATACGGCTGAAATATTGAAGCGCATCGGGGAGACGGTGAAGGCTCCGAATGCCCTGAATACTCAGCCTGGAAATAAATCGTTCGAGAGATATGCCGCGCTTGGTGACGAGATTGGAACCGCGGAGCAGGCAGTTGCTGACGCGGAAGAGATAACGGGATTGCGTCTCGGGCTGCAGGTTGTTTTTGTAAAGCTGCCGCCGAATAATCCGGCTCGTTTCATACCTGGAAGTCGAACGATAGAGGTTTCCAAGGATTGGAACTACGCGCGGGCTGAGGGCGCCCAATACATCGCCGAAGAGTTATTCCATGCTGTTGACTCATTATCAGAAAATTACACACTGAGCGCATCCAGCAAACGACTGGATTTGAAGACGGGGGATATAGCGCAGGAGGTTTTTAAAGACTTCCGTGGGAAAGGAATATTTGCTAAATTTTTTGCTTATCCATTAATTGAAAATGATCTAACGGATTCAGTCAAAAAGGCCGAACTTTTCGCCCGTCTTGCAGTATTATATTTTGGTGATCCTGCAAGCATGCAGCGTCATCTACCAATAGCTTATGGAGCATTCAATGGAATATTCAGGTCTTCAGCTCACCCAGTTAGCGGAGAAATATCACGAAGCGTTTGGTCCTTTTCCAGAAGGTCTTCTCCGCTGGTGCGCGAACACGGGGCAGGTGGATCAAATGGCAACAGGAATGGAAACGGCGCTCAAGACGGGGAAAGAGCCGAACTGGAGCGATTACGTGAGACGATCAGGGTCTCCTTCGAGGCAAGGAAGTACGGAGCAAAGGTCTACTTTACCCGCCTAGATACCAGATCATTCAAGACTAGGCTTGCTGCTTATAAAGAGAAACAGCGAGCGAGCGCTGAATCCGACCGAATAGCATCGGTCCGTCATCGATTAAAAGCGGCGGAAGACAGAGCAAAACAGGCCACCCATAGCGGTGGCCTTTCTGTTTCTGGGGACCGGAAAGCGAGTGTTCAGTCCCTGGTAGATTCGATCCGCTCGGAATGGAAGAATGCGCCTGAGATGGTCGTGGTCTCGAATATGTCGGATCCGGCCATTCCTGAACGTGTGCGAAGTGAGAACGACCGGCAAATGTCCCAGGGAGCGATCGGGCAGCCGGAGGGCTTCTTCTACAAGGGCAAGGTGTATATCGTTGCCTCAGAGATGCGCAGTCCGGACGATGTAGTACGCGTGCTGTTCCATGAAACGCTGGGGCATTTCGGCCTGCGGGGCGCGTTTGGCGATGAACTGAAACCCATCCTCAAGCAGGTCGCGGTTGGATGGCGTTCGAAGGTTGAGGCGAAGGCCGAGCAATACGGGTTGGATATGTCGATCGAGAAAGATCGGCTCATCGCAGCCGAGGAGGTGCTGGCTGAACTGGCACAAACCAATCCACAGATAGGGATGGTGCAGCGCGCAATCGCCATCATTCGCGCCTGGCTCAGGAAGAATGTTCCCGCGCTGGCGAACCTGAAGATGACGGATGCGGAGATCATCCATCGGTTTCTGATCCCGGCCCGCCGGTTCGTGCAGGAGGGGAAGGCTGCGGAACAGGAAGGGTTGGCGCCGGCGTTCAGCCGCTCCACCCCCGGCAACACCGCCTCCTGGGACGCACCTGAGCCTTCCATGATGGATGACCTGATATACAAGCTTCAGAACAAGCACATCGATCTCAAGCGCGTGGTCGAGGCCGTCAAGGCAACCGGTGCGCAGATCGCCGACAAGTGGAACGCCTACCTTCAGGAAGAGTTGTTCCACGGCCGGGCCGCGAAGCGCGTTCAGGATTTCGTGAACGATGAGCTGCGGCCAGTTATCCAGGGAATGAAACTGCGCGGGCTGACGGTGGATGAACTGGACCAGTACTTGCATGCCCGGCACGCGGAAGAGGCGAACAAGCTGATAGCGCAGCGCGATCCCAATATGCCAGACGGCGGCTCCGGCATGACCACGAAGGACGCCAAGGCCTATCTCGCCGGCCTGCCGGCGGACAAGAAGCAGCGCCTGGAGAATGTGGCAAAACTGGTCGATGCAGTGATCGCGAAGACTCGCGACCTGTATCTTTCCTACGGACTGATCGACCAGGCGACCGCCGACTCATGGAAGAACATGTTCCAGCACTACGTTCCCTTGATGCGCGAGGATCACGA